GATCAGGAAGCTGAAATGGAATGATCTTCAGAAATACGCAAGGAACAGGGGGGTGAAAGCAAGCGGGAAAAGACCTGATATTGAGGCAAGGCTTATCGAAAGAATCAGACCGGCGGAAGTGCCTAAAGTTGCGGCTCCGAAGCCATCTGCCATCAATCCGAATCCCCGTGTCGCCCCTTTGCGTAAAACCATCTCGCCAAGGGCCAAGGCGGCGGAGATCACTCAGGCAAACACAAATCGCTCATGGGAGAGAAAATGGGCTCCGGATTCGAAAAAAGCTGCGGAGGCACAGGCAAGAACAAAGGCAAATGAGGCAAGGCTGGCAAGGATTGCCAAAAATGAGAAGATGATCGCGGAAGCTGATTTCAGCAAGATAAACGATGTGGGGACGGCAGAGAAATTTTTGAAACAGATGTATGATGACGTACTGATAGACGCTGATGTCGATATGGATTCTTTGCGAGTGATCACAAAGAAGATGGCGGAATTGCAGTTGCGGTGTGATAGGCTGGGAATCGAGCGGATGAAAGCAGTTGTGGTCGATAAGATTCCCAAAGAAAACGTAGCCGCCCGTATGTTCGCAAACGGGACTATGGAAGTTGACAAAGCTATCATGGCGGAACGATTTAAAATAAACAAAATGATAGTTGAGAACATTGAAGCGTTGAAAGGAAAAATCAAAAACAGCGCGGATAAACTGAAATCGTATCGGAAGTATGTATCAGAGAACAGAGCTAAGATTGCGAAAATAGAAGACGTCATGAACAAAGCCGGAAAAGAATTGGATAAGCTTGTGGCGGAAAATATCAGGATCAATACTTCCACGCTTGCAAAATATAACAAACAGATGAGGGAATGGCAAAATACAATCAAGAAACTGAATACACAGATAGAAAGTTATTCAAAAAACATAGCCGCAACGCAAGATGATTTGGCAGGCATAAAAACAAGATATAAGGCAAATAAGGATTATTTGAAGGGAAATCAATGGAAACAAGGGGATGATGTAGCTAAGCGTCCCGGTGTTTCCGATGCGTTCTACGGAGACCCAGCGGCGAAAGTAAATTCAACTATCGAACATGAATTCGGACATCATATTCATAACGCAATGATGAGAACACAATCAGCTTTGGCGGGCGAAAAACGTCCTTTTGTCCGTAAATTACAGCAATATCTGAAAGAACAAAAAGGGACCGCTCCCTCCGAGTATGCGGAAAAAAACGGACAGGAATTTTTCGCGGAAAACTATTCAGCGTGGAAAATGGGAAACAAAAAAGTGGTCACCAAGGGGATGGAAGATCTGTTTGAAATGCTTGACAAAGTAGAAAAAGGATTATACACTACGGATGATGCAATCAGAATAATGGATAACATGATAGGGAGAAAAGCAGTATGAAAGAAAATATTACAGAAGACATACAGCCACAGTGCCTTAGATGTAAGCATTTAGAATCAGGAACAGGATGGAATTGCAAAGCATTCCCAGATGGGATACCCGATGTAATAAGCGATGGCGATCATGACCATACAAAACCTTACCCCGGCGACAATGGGATTCAATTTGTTCACAAATATGAGGATTTACTAAAACCCGAGTTGCTTCTGGAAAAAATTGATATGCCTGAACCCCCGATTTCCGTTCCTGAAATAAATGAAAACGAACAGCTCGAACTGCTTGACATATTGAAATCGGGAACGGAGGAATAATGGACTTTGTGGGACATGCGGAAATACGAATTGGAAAAGAATGGCATTACTTCAGAATGCTTGAATTTATCAGAGATGATGAACTTCACAAGCAACTGAAAAAGAAAAGCAAAAAAGGAAAATCCCAAGTCGCGCTTACAAAGTTGTTTCATGAGTATGACGGAGAAGAAACAAAAAATTACGGCATCATCTCAGAAGATGCGCTGTGGGACATTGCAAAAGACAGGGATAACGAGCTTGATATTTTCATATATAATACGCTGTATATGAAAGAGGAAATCGGTTTTGACGAGATGCGTTGCGTGATTTGGGAGACACCATGAGTAATGTGATCGAAGTAAGAGACGGAAAAATAAGCGACCTGTTCGCCAAGCTATCCAAAAAGACAAAGAAGATGCGCCCTGTCATGAATGACATCGGCGCCCTGATTCACGATTCCGTTATGGAGAATTTCGAGCAGGAGGGCCGCCCCAAGTGGGCTGATCTCCGGCCATCCACAAAGGCAATTCGGAAAAAAGTAGGAAAATGGCCAGGGCAGATGCTCAATATGCACGGCGCCTCTGGGCTTCTGGGGAGCATAAACTACAGGGCCGAGGATGATCGGGTTTCGGTCGGCACGAACAAAGTTTATGCTCGTGTCCTGCAATTCGGCGCGAACAAAGGGCAGTTTGGCAAGCGTTCCGTAGTGCAGCAAGTCCGGGCTCATTCAAGAAAAATCAGAGGGAAAAAACAGAATATCGCCGCGCATACAAGACGCGCCACGGTTCTCACACCGTTTGGGAAAATAGCGCCTCGCCCGTTTCTTATGTTACAAAAGCAGGATTACAAAGACATAGCAGACACAATATCGAACTATTTGGCAAAAGGCTGATGTACTCAGAAGACGTTAGAAAGAAAGCAGAAAAACTATATATCGATTCCGGCCTATCCTGTCGCGCCATTTCCGATGAGATGGGCATCAGCAAACCCACGATCTGGCAGTGGTATCGGAAGCACAACTGGAAACAACGCCGCAAGGCATTGGGTACAAGCCGTGATAGGATCGCATTTCAATTAGGGGAGTTGGCAAAGGGAACGATAACGGAAAGCAAGGCACGCAAGATAGCCATGCTCTCAAAGGCACTGTCGCGATTGGAAAAGGCTGATGACAAAGCCGCAAAAGAAAAAGCATATCTGCCGACGGCCACATTCGTGGATGGCAATTTTGATGATAAGATACGGGATTATGAAGAGAATCATCTCCGTGAATATCAGCGCAGGTTTACTCAGGATGACAGCCGGTTCAGATGTATATTGAAAGCACGGCAGATTGGCATGTCATACACGATAGCGTTTGAAATGCTTAAAAACGGCTTGTCAAGGAGGGTTGATCAGAATCTTATCTCAACGTCTTTGTATCAGACAGAAAATACGCTCCGGTATGCCCGTCAGCATATGAAACGCCTTGGAATAGAGGAAAAAGGCAAGGGAAGCAAGCAGGAGATCGTTCTGCCAGGGGATGTTTGCATCCGGACACTCCCAGCGAACCAGGCCACCTCGCAGGGCTGGCCCGGGGATGTCTATTTTGACGAGATGGCCTGGTACAGACACAGCAAATCTGTCTGGGATGCGATTGTGCCAAGCGTAACGAGTGTCAAGGGGCGTGTAACGTGCCTTTCCACTCCGTACGAAGCAGGCCCCCACAACCATTTTTGGGTTATCGCAACAAACGACGGGGATCAGTATCCCCTGTTTTCAAGGCATCGGATTGACATTCATGATGCTATGAAACAGGGGCTTGAGATTGATGTCGAAGAGTTGGAAAGTCTTTTTGATTCGGATACATGGGAACGTCTGTATCTCTGCAAATTTTTTACGGATGAAGATAGCTTTTTCAGTCTTTCGGAACTGAATGCGTGTCGGGGAGACTGTCTGGATCGCTGGATAGGAGAAGACAGAAGAGCCGGATGGGATATTGCGAAAAGGATTGACAACAGCGAGCTTGTGGGGGTAGAAAAACTGGCAGATCAGGTTTTTGTGAGAGGCATAAAGACTTGGAAAAAGCTATCGTATGACAGACAGCGGGAACGATTGTATCGGGCTTTGGAAGAGTGGAAGATAAGACAGTTGCATATAGATGAGACCGGTGTAGGGAACGCTGTCAGGGACTTTGTTCAGAAAGACATGCCTCGCCATGTCAGACAATCCTGGCACACATTCACACAATCATTCAAGGCGGGGCTGGCGCAGAATCTCAAAAAGATTGTGGAAGATAAGCGTATTGTAATACCGGCTGATGACCGCGTCCTGATAAGCCAGTTTCTCAATATTAAGAGACAAGCAACATCACGGGGGATAAGCTATGACATCCCCAGAAACGCCGATGGACACGGGGATAGATTCTGGGCTTTGGCATTAGCCTGCTCTGGATTGGAATTCGGAAAGCCCGCTGTGGGAATCCGGAGCGGGCTAAGAAGGAAGGTGATTTCGATACTTGAAGGATTCAGGGGGTAACCCCCCCCCTCATTGCTCTTTGACGACTTGAAATAAAAAAAGTTAAATATTTTCTGAAAAACTATAGAAGTAAATTGCGTATAGATAAGACAGAGTGTGTATCATTAATACGCAATTTCTGTCGCATGTTGAACGCAATTTACTTAATTCCCCGGGCTTTGCGTACCGATGAATAAA